GCTTGGGCTTACATATCTTCTTGTCTGAGCAGATAAATCATAGACTAAAACAATGATTAAAACTATTGTATAAATTATATTTAATATTTTTCTCATCTATGGTCTCTGTGAAGTTGAATCAATCTCTATGTCATCTTTCATTAGTAACTTATCCCATAATATGTTTTGAAATAATTTTCAATTCTTGTTAAAATTTCGACCGTTGGGTTTGCTATCACGCCTACAAAACCAACCTCAATATTAGATGCACTCGTCCCATTTGCGAACGAACCCAGAGTAAACCCGTCTAATCCGTTCGTCCCCACATTTCCAGAACCCGTTAAATTATTAAATTGGTTGGTACTATTAGCCCCGTCAAAATATGCTATTTCTATTCCCCAGGGGATAGTCGGAGTTGCTATATAAGAGTCTGTTATTCCGGCATATAAAGCAATACCGGCCCCATCCGGAGTCCAGACTAACAGATGTTGGAAACTTTCCCCATCTACATAACCAAGCCCAGTTTTAGATATTTCCTTAAAAACCATAATTATTGCGAAAGGTTGTGTTAAAGTAAAAGCCGAGGTTTTTCCAAATTCATTACTGCCATTTAGAGTAATGGTTGCTTTGCCATTCTCTGAAGTTATGGATGGTGTGTTATAAAAGGTTAAGTCTCTGTTATTACTACTCTGGTCACCCCACGCATCTGTAGCTAATTCGCTTTCACCGATGAAATATAAAGCCCACCCCGACTCATCTGTCAAAGGGTTGTAGGTCTCATCATCAAATAAATAAAACCAGCTTTGGCTAAAACTGAGAGATGTGAATAATAGAGTTAAAATTATAGTTTTCATTTAGTACTCCAATTCCACCCAAACAGTAATATCTGCTGTTGTAGGTGCAAAATCATTTGATGTTGTATATTTAATGTGTATGTATTGGTTAGCGTTTAAGTCAACTTGTGTGCTTCTATAAAATCTTGTTGAATTAGTTGTGGTATTAGTTCCATCTAAAACAAGCGTTTTATTAGGACCGCCACCATCCCACCATAAACCAACAGTTAGTGTTCCGGCAGTTCTTGCCTGTGAAGATATTACGCCCCAAGATTTTATTTTACATTTTTTTGGCACATAAAACCTTGAGCCGAGAGTTCCTGATAATCTCAGCAATTCGGTAGCCGTTGAAACAGAATCATTTACGTTATCATAATAATATCCATCAACAATCACCGAGTTTGAACTTGCACTATTGCCCAAAACAATCCTGTTGGTTTCATACCACACATTATTATCAATGTTATATTTTAAAAATAATTCATCACCTATCTGGAATCCTTCATCTGTAAATTTATTGAGATATATTTGTGAACCTGTGCCACCATTAGACATTACACCAGTAATTTGATTAAAGAGTATTCTAATTTCCTGATTTTTATACCCACCTGTTATTGACGATATAGTTTGCCCGGTTGTTATTTTAATATCATCATATCCTTTTATATTTAGCACACCACCCGAAGCGTATGTTGATAATTGCCCAGTTGAACAATTAATTAATTCCAAATACCGTGATGTGGTTGGATTAGAGATTAAGTTGGTGTAGTTTTCAAAAATAGAAGAATTAACTCTTACTATTGGTTTGAATGTTGTGTCAGTATTTTGATCAACCGTTATCGCAGTAGTGCCGGATTTGAATATACAATTTGAAATATTTATAATGGGACTTGCCGCCCCTACGCTTCTTGACTGGTTTATTATTTGGATGCCATTGACTACACCATTAAAAGTGCAATTAGATATGTCGGCTTTGATTGTCCGATATGCGTAAATCCCATTGTTGCCCCCGATAAATTTAACATTACTTATATCAAATGTTGTATCTACGTCGCTATATGCTATAATCCCAATATTACAATCTTCTGATAAAATATTATTAAACTTCATTACTGAACCATTGGTGTATAAACCAATTTCCATATTTCTTATAATGCCGTTTTGGAAAAGAATATTGTAGCCCTGATCATTATTATTTACGCCAGCGTTCCAAGCATTAACAATAAATCCATCTACTATAACATCCCTACTACCCGTGAGTTCTAACGCAACACCTCCGGCAGATGTAGAACTATCTATTGAAATACCACTTAAAAAAACCTTATTACACCAAGAATACTCTAAGGCATCCCCAATCATTACGTTAGTAGTATCATTCAGGTAAATATTTTCACCAAAGACATTATCAAAATTCAGAACCTCGTAACCTTCTCCAACAGCCCAACTGCGTATATTATTTGTCCTTATAAAATAACCGCCTGATATTTTGAATGGATTTGAAAAGTGATCACTTAATTCTAAATCTTCAAGAATTATATTCCTATTATCTTTTCCAAGTTCCGTTAATGATAATCCTCGTATTATCATTCCGTTATTGTTTTGGTCATAACCACCAGTCCAGCCTGTTTGCCCTGCTGTATTGCCAATAATAGCACCGTTCTTAATTGTTAGGTTAGCCGCAGCCCTAAAAACAATTATATCAACTGCCCCTCCCACATCTGTCTGCTGTCCGTCTTTTAATTTTAATGTTGCATTATTAAGATCAAGCGTAAATCCCCCTGTCTTTAAATCAATGCAGGTTTTATGTGTCCCAGAATATTCATATGGATTCGTTTTTTGTACTTCCAATAAGTAAGTCTTATTACCACTAAATAAAATGGTGTTGTTAGTCTCTAAATTTGCATCAACCGCCGCTTGTACAACTAAACTCCATCCATCAGAAGTATCATAAGCACCAATGTATTCTTCTATTTTAACTATATGAGAAGTCTTAGTGTAGAGAGAATCTACTGATGTTTCTAAAGTATCTACCCGTCTTGGGATAGTATTGGAAGCCTGCGGGTACAGGTATCCTATACAAACTAATATTAAAAGAATTATCTTCTTCATTTTTTTCTACTTAGTTGTAAAATAAATTCCCAGATTTTATTGTTCACTATCTCGGCGTTGTTCATTTCTATTTTAATGGCTGCGAGTCCGCCTACTGCTAATTGGTAACTGTGTACCGATGAATTATCAGGCGGGAATGCAGTACTACTTACGTTAGTCCAGCTTGTATCTCTGAAAAATGGGATTACTTGTTCAATAGATGAAACAATAGTATCTCTTGGGACTCGTCTTGAGTTATCCTGATTGAATGTATAAGCTAAAAAGGATATACTGCAACTGTCTGTATATGTAGTCCCCGTATCTATTACTGTGATTACAGCCCATTCGTATTCAAAACCTAATGGGATGATTACGGATGCTTTCGCCGAAAGAGTATCTAATACTACCGTTGTGTCACTTCCTGTAATAGATGTATCATTCGGTAAAACGTAAACTCCGTTCCATAGTGAGTCGTTATAAATTACCCCTTGCCCGAAATTTATCGGGTTTATAGGGGGCGGTGTTGATGTTGTCCCTGTTGTGTCTATTGCTCCAAAAAGCAAAACAGGTAGCAAACAGAACAATAAGATCAGTCTTTTCATTTTTTCTCCTCGATGGTTACTTTAGCCATTTCTTTGGCTATCTCTTTAATATTAGTTAATAATTTTGGTATTACCTGAGTGCCTAATTCGCTTTCTTTTTCTAATTGTTTAAATATGTCGAATTGCTCATTAAGTATTTTGTAAACGTTTCTTCTGTAATATCTTTTATACTCGTTAAATTGTTCGTCTGTATAAATTTCTTTACCCTGTATTTTGGGATTACTTGGGTCGCCTATTGCATTCCCCGTTCTTAAAAGAAGTTCTGAAATTTCATTTATTTCTCTTTCTTTTGGTATCGGGAATCTTCTGTAAGTTGATCTTAAATCTTCTCCAAATACATCAGGCTTGGTTTTCAAATCTCCGGTTATGCCTAATCTCGATTTATATTGGTCTAATAAGGATTCAACCTGATAAATATTTTTACCTTCTCCAAAGTCTGCCGAACCCTGAAACAAAGTAACTAAATTAGGTGTTGTCATTCTTACTAATGAACTCTTTATTATATTTTCATCAGTTCTTTCGATAGCGTTCATCAGTTGAGATGTTCCTTGCAAAAAGGATTGATTGCCTATCGCTTTAACAAATCCTAATACTGCTTGCAGTGATTTATCTAAAACATCTTCTGCGTTGTCGGTTTTCTTGTACTTAGCATCGGTTATCATACTGCCTATCGAACCTAAAACTATATTTATAGGTGATACGTTCTGATAAGGGATTACGGTTCTCTTGCCGTCTTTATTAATTATAACCGAATAAGGTTCGTAACCTGACTTATACCACAAGTCTCTTATATCTTTGTCTCTCGGTGCTTCGCCTGTGATTTCTACTGTTTCGTTAGCGAGTAATGAAAGCAACCCTGTATAAAAAACTGTCCCTGCAATAGCCCTTGAATAAATGTCTTGTTTTTCTAATTTAGTCAGTTCTTTAAATTCAGCTCTCTTTAATAAAGGCTTTAATAATCCAAACGGACTTGCCTCTGCCGATACTTTAGACAGATTAATCGCTATTCTTAAAAATGGCAATGCTAACATCTTAACGGGTAGCATAACGGGTTGGTTAAGTGCTACTTGTATATTCTTTCCTGCCCTGCCTAATTCTTTCTGGAATACCATTTTATTAGCGTAATCCTCAATAGCATTAACTTCTTTTTCAAATCTTGAAGTTCCTAATTCAGTAACTAATCTATTCTTTGATGTTCCTTTCTCTAAAATGTCTGTGTAAATGTCAATGATTTCTTTAGAAGAAACTCCTAACTCTTTTGCGGTTTGTTTCGCTTGCGAGGTCTCCCGCATAGATTCAAAGATACTCCTGAAGAAAGCATCTTCTATCGCTAATCTTGAAGTCGGCAAAAGAGTGTTCTTCACTCTTGTACCCGCTTTACTCTTAGTCTTTAGAATTTCATTTAACTGCATAGCTCTATCGGTGTATTTACTTATAGCGGATTGCTCACCATCCCAGACTCTTTTTGCGTTTTTGTATCCTTCTATAAGTCCTCTCAAGGCACTTCCGTTAAACAATGCCTGTGGTTGTCTTAAAATCTCAAATGCTAAGTTTGAAGCATTACCTATTATATTCGCTATGTCAGTCAAAGGATTTGATAAAATAGAATTATACCACCAATACAATGCCTTATCTTTTAATGTCGGGTCTGTAATTTTATCAGCATCTTTTAAATCCTTAGTCCTTCCGAGTTCTTTAGCTACGTCTTGGATAAGTTCGTATTCCTGCGGACTCATTCTGTGAGATTTTTTCGCACTTTCTAAAACTCTTGCAGCCTCTCTTAAATTATTCTTAGCTAATGCTTGTAATTGCATCAATTCCGTGAGTTCTCTATTCAAGGTCTTGGCTTGGTCTGTGCTTAAATTCTCTCCAAAGGCTTTTCTTGTTTCGACTACTTTAAGTGCTTTATTTAAAGCTATCTGGTCTATTCTTATTTGTTGAGCCTTATTAAATGTCTTCCCGTTCAAAGTCTTCGGGTCTAATTGTAATAAACTTTCTTCTGTTATATCCTGATATTTGTCGGCTTCTTTAACTGCGTCTTTGAATGTTTGTGTGCCATCGTCTCTTAATTTATTGTATTCTTCTTTTTGCCTAACATCGAATATTTCCTTAGTCACGTCTTTAGGTGCATCGTATTTATTCTCTAACCACTCTAAGGACTTTTCTTCCCTTACTCCGGGTTCTCTTACTTCTGGTTTCTGTAAACCTAAAGGAACTTGTTTCTGATATTTTAAATCAAAACTTCTCGGTATATCAAATTCATTCTGTATGACTTTGAATAAGTTAGTCTCAGGTACTCTTGGATTTGTGTACATCTCCGTAAAAGCGTCAGCAAATTGTTCTGAGAACGGCTTATCTGATTCACCGATTATAGTCTTAATATCATCTCTGTATTTATTTAAACCTTCGGGGTTTAATTCTCTCAGTCTGTTATAAATAGCGTGTGAAACTTCGTGATACCAAGTTTTACCTTTTGTGTTTTCGTTGTACTGGATCACTGAGCCTTGTCTTTTAGATACGTTTCTTGCTGCACCTTCCAAACCTGTATTCGGGTCAATGATTTTACCTTCGACTTTTTCTAATGTTAATCCTAATGCACCCTTATATTCATCTATCCATTTTTTAATTTTAGTGTCGTCTATTGCTACTCTTTTGTTAAAACTATCCCAAACATCTCTCAGATAAGGTCTGATAGAATCTCCCAGTTCGTTAATCATAACTTTTGAGAACTGAGCAAATGTTCTCGCCCCCGCCTCGATGTGATAACCTGCTATATCAAATAACGCCTTTGCTCTTTCATAATCAGTGAATGGATTCCCTTTTGCGGTTTTTTCTTTCTCTAATAAAACCTGTTTCGCTTTTTCATACTGCTCTTTAGAGAAAAGTTTATTCCCTTGCCCGTATTTCTCTTGTAATACTTGGTCTATTACTTCTTCTTTTAGAGGTTGTTTGGTCTTATATCCCTGTGGACTTAGTTCATATTTTTTTAATTCGGCACTTGTCAGCGGTCTGTTATAAACCACCCTTCCGAACTTGCCACCGCTTTCTGTCCTTATACTCCCTTCTGGTTGTTGCCCTATCCCAAAGGGTCTCGATTTATATTCATATATATATTCATAATTATTCACGTTGTCCAAGTAAGCGGTGTCTGGTATATCCTTCCTACGATAATAACTTTGGTTCTCGCTAATAACTGATTCTATCGCATCATCAACTTTATCGAAAACTCTATCTCCTAAAGCATTACCATCCTTATCAAATTCTGATACTTTTATGCGGTTGGGATTCCTTGTATCTCTGGAAATAGTAATGGTATTCCCGTTATCCTTATCTAACTTATAGCTACCCTTCCCACCTATTTCTGATTTTATATCCTTAAATGCCGTCCTAAAAGATTCTTCGATGGCATCGGCAAGTATATTTTCACCTCCCCGCCCTGTCTCAATATTTCCTTCTGTTGCTCTGTCAGATAAATCTTTTGTTTGTTGATTATTAGGTAATCCACTTGGCTTCCCCTTTCTTTTCTCAATTAAAGCACTATTTAATTTATCGTAAATTTCTTTCGGGTTTTTTAATCCTTCTACTAATGGTCTAAATTCTGGGTTGTCTTTTAAAATATACCCTACCGTCGGACTTGTGTTCTTACCGTAAAATCCGGGTAGTTTTATTTCTTCTAATGGGGTCTCAGGTAAATCTACTTTTTGTTCCTTAGGTTTTGGTCTGTTTTGAACCCACTCATTTGCTAATGTTTTAATCGTTTCTAAACTTACTTTTTTAGGTAATTTACCCTGTTCAACTAAAGAAGTTAGTCTTTTAGATATTGCTCTCGGACTTCCTGAAAGTGATGGGTCGCTATCTAAAATCTCTTTAATCGCCTGTTTGTTAGAGTTTAGTAAATCTCTTTGCGGAGTTTTAGATTCAACCTTTGGAGTCTCTAACAAAGTTTCAATAGGTTTTACTTCTGGATTAACTATTTTGTTAATCTGTTGCTGTGATAAAACATCAGCACCCCTTATATCTTCTTTCGGGATTTGCTCTGTCAGGGTATATTCATCTTGTTTGTCTAAAACTCTCTCGGTATCCTTGCGTATCAGTTCGGATATTTTTTCTTTCTTAATTCCTTGTAGTTCTCTTTTAATATCGTCAATGGTTACTGTCTTTAGTCTTTTCTGCTCTGGGAATATTTCGTCTAAGTATCCTTCAACTTTTTTCTGTAATTTTTTATTAGTTGATTTAATGGTCTTGTCTGTTACTTTGTGTCCTAATACGAATGAGATTAATCCTGTGGCTTCTAATATCCTTTCTTGGTCTTTAGGTGATAATTCAGAACCATCTAACATTTTCTCGGCTAATGCGTGTGAACCTTCTGCTGTGAAATATCCAGCAATTAAAGGAACGCCGCCTGCTAAGAGTAATGAGCCTATTTCCGAAATCTTTCCTGCTGTTTCTCCGCCTACTTCAGTAACACCTAATTTAATAGCACTAAAGGGAGTCATTAAAGTCCCGAATGCTGTTGATGCTATACCTAAAGGTGCGTCAACTAATTTACTTGGTACTTCTGTAATATCGTCTGTCGGCTGCATAGCCTGTCGTGTTCTTAAAATACCCGATGCTATCGGAGCGCCTAATTGTCTTACAACTTCTCCAAATCCCGTATTCTGTTGATTTAAACCTAAGAGTAAATCATTTATCTGATTAAGTCCTCTTTGTCCGAATGTTAAATCTTCTTTTTTAGGCTCGCCTTCTGTTACTATGTCTCCCGTCACGGTCATTGTTTCTTTTGGTGCTACGGGTGCGATAAATTTCTCAGGATTCTTTAATCTCATTAAACCTTTTAAGTAAGGTCTTTGCTCTGTTAAAGGTCTGAATGGAATTTCGGGCTGACCTAAAAAGTTCTGAGATTCAAAAAGGTTATACGACGGTACTTGGATGTCAAGCGGGTCGCCTAATCCCTTTGAGTATTTTAAGTAATCTTGTCTTGTAAATTTATCTGGCATATTTAACTAAAGGGTCAAATCCGTATTCTGATCTGTACTGATATAATAATTCCTGATATACCGATGGTTCAATTTCACCACTTATGTAATCTTCCCAAGTCACATTCCATACTGCCTCTGGAACTTGATTTATATCATCTACGGCTACGCTATCCCAATTTGTATTAATGTAATCAGTAGCCTCTGGGCTTTTATTTCTTTCTACATAATCTTGTAGCTGTCCTCTTTTTGTCTGCACCATATCTTCAACCATTTTCTTATCGTAGAATTTTATCTCTCCGATATTACTTATGTAATATGGTTTCCCGCCCTTTTCAAGTGCTGTCTTTAATGAAAGTGCGTTTTGATATTCTTTCCACTTTTTATCGTATTCTTTAAATGCAGGGTCGGTCAATTTCGTATAATCATTCCCATTACCGTCTGTTTTCTTTTCCGTTGGTCTGTAAGGCTGATTGATTAATTGCTGAGATACTATATTCCCTTCTTCGTCGTATTCTCTTTTAACCTTCTGAACGTATCCGGTGAATTTTTCCTGTCCTTTAATTTCATTAGCAGGGATGATTTCTTCTCTTATATCTCTTTTGGGTTCGGTGTATAATGCTTCGCCTTCGGGAACGTTTTCGTAATAAGGACTTTCCTTAAATACACTTCCACCTATCTTTACCGTCTTTTGTTGTTTAGGCTTTAATAATTCACTCACCGCATTATAATACTGACTTGGCTCTGGGAATATTTGCCCTATCTTTTCTATTTGCTGTTCTTGGGTATAGGGTGTAAATTGAGATTTATCTTGATTCACAAATGGGATATTATCCCTAAACCAATTCTGTGTAGGTGTGGTTTCCCCGCCTCTGAATAAATCCATTACAGCGTTTCTGCCTTGCTGTCTTTTCTTTTCTTCCTCTGCTTCTCTGCGGTTTTGTTCCTCCATAATCTTTCTCTGTCGTTCTTCTTGCATAAGATTATCGAGAACATTCTGGAAGGTTGGGTTAAAGGTCTGACTAAACCCACCTAAAAAACTTGAACCGAAATTTCTTTTTGGCATATTTATTTCCGTGTTCTTTTTCCGCCACCGAATAATGAAGAACCCCACGCACCACCTAAACCACCAGCAAATGCACCAACACCCATACCTAAGACTCCACCGACTATATCTTCCCAACTTGCAGGTGCTTCTGCTTGATCTTGTTGTCTATCCATCATAGCCCCACTCTGTAACATTTGGGCTAAGTTTTGGAACGCACCTGTCTGATATTGTGCCTGTCCTACGTTCTGACCTGCTTGGAATTGGTTTAATCCCAAAAGTCTTGCAATAGCATTTTCTCTTGCCTGCATACCCAATCCTCCAACTTCTGCTGTGAGGTCGCCTAAAGCCCCTGACTGAGTTTTAAATATTTCATTCATCAGGTTAGCACCCGAACCCCTGAACCCGCTTGAGGCTAAATTCTGTTGGGTCTCTCTCCTTGCTGTATCACCTAAGTCAGATATTCTTCTTGTCCCTGCACTTAAAATCTGCATCAATGCAGGGTCTAATTTCCCTCCGATTGTGTCTTTTAAGTTCCCCTGAAGGAAGTCAAAATTTTGTCCGTAAAGTTGTTCGTTTGTAAGTTGACTCGGCATAAACTGTGATGGATTTATCCCCGTCTGCCAACCTAAATTAGCCAACCAACTTTCGTTTCTTATATTGCCGTAGGGAGAATCATATCCTTTCCCGCTACCTATGGGTAATTGTATATTAAAAGGATTTGCCATTTTATACTCCTATCTAAACATTATTGCTGTATAACCTAATGCGGGGTCTGCTGCACCATCCCCGCCTAATTCTGTAAATCCTATGCAGATTCCGTCTGCCTTTGCCCCTGCTACTAAATCCATCCATCCAGTATCAGCGTAGCCAGTTGCTACAACTGAAAACTCAACTTGTGCAGAAGCACCTAATTGTAAAAAATTCCCAACTGTCGTATTGAAACTTGTATAATATTTTGCTCTGAATAATGGAGTATTGGCAGAAGCAGAACCAACAATTTTATTGCTTATCAATCTTACTTGAGTATATCCCGCAAGATTAACCATAAATAAGTGTCTTGTTGAATTACCTGCAAATCTTTCAGCTTGTGTTGCATTAGTCATTGCAAAATTAGCACCCGCATCTGCGTGAACTGTAAACACCTGTATCTCTTTATAACCTGTTGATTGGATTTCCCAACCTTTACCATCACAATAAGTAAGAGTTTCTAATGGTAATAGATTCCCTTTCCATAAAATATATTCAGTCCCATTCGCATCGAACTTAATTGTGACTAAAGTATTAACAGTATCTTTGTTGTGGATAGAGATATAATCTACTACTCTTTGTGTTGAAGCAGCAGGAGCAGGAACTATATTAACATCATTTGTTCCATCGCTATCATCAACTGTTCTGCCCGGAGTATAAGCAGTAGTAGTAATATCTCTCCAACAAGAAACAAATTCAAGTTTATTTGTTGTCGCAGCACCACCCATAACTGCTTGTATATTATCTGTTGTTTCTGTTAATACTAACATCCTAAAGTCCTTGCCATAATTTGTGGCTGAGTTAATCCACCACTACCTGCATGGGTATGCGATGATATTTCTCCTGTTAATTTGGCTTCAATTTCTTCCTTGGTTATATCTGAATTTACTTGAGCACCAGCAGCAATGCCACTTAACTTACTTTTTTCTGCATCTGTATAATTATTTTCAGTTTTAACATAAATAGTCCCATCAGGTATGTCATCCATATCGCCAGAAAAAGAACCACCAGCTACATCACTTATTTTTTCTCTATTTAATGGTACACGCATTAAACTTGTTCCAATACTACGTTTGAATTTAAATCAACTACTTTTTTATTCCATCTTCCATTGAACATAATATGCTCTACAAATACTCCGTCTGTTTCTTCTTTATAAAAAACTGTATTGTCCGCCACTGACTTAGGGTTGGGTAAACTCTTACCACTTAAAACCTTCGGGCTAAAATAATTCTTAATTTCTTCTATGTCTTCAACTTTAAGCACTTACAGCTTTGCCTCGTTTAATTGGTCTGTATTCTACCCTTAAATTATCAAATCTTTCAAGTCCCGCACCTTGAATCGTAACGTCAAAACTTCTTGTCGTTTTTAATGTATCGCTATCTCTGCCTATCCCGCTTTCGTATAATTTACTGTCGTTACTATTTGTGCTGTTTGTTGAATCCGTTAATACTATTGTCTCACTTGTGTCGTTATCTCTTACGGTTATAGTTGTGTTCTGGTCGTCAACTTTTGTATAATCTAATTTTAATTTTCTTAATCTTGCTAAAGATACGCCGTCAGGGAATTTGAACGCCTTTGTTCTAATCACAGGGCTTATTTGCTGTGTTGAGCCTATTTCCGAGTCTGCTCTTGTTATAACTGAATAATCAGTAATATCGTTATAAAGTGATATATAAGCATCTGCGTTAGAAAGTAATTGCTGTGAACTTCCGTATTTTGTGAAATAAATAGTCTTAAAATCTTCTGAACCTGATTGAGTCCTCTTAAACTTATACCAAGTATCCATTTTTATATCATAAACTAAGGTATAAGGACTTGAGACTAATAAACCTTGTATGCAATACCATCTGTCATTTATAGTTGAATCATAAAAAGTAGTCATTATATCTAAAGTGCCTTGAAATAATGCCCCTATATCAATAGGTCTATCTGCGCCTATATCGTATCTATATGCTTTGTTTTTATAAATAAAATAAAATGAACTCCCCGACTTTTGGATGGTTTCTGGTTGGTCGCATCCATAATCCTTACATAATTGGACTAATCTCCAATTAATAGGATTGCCAGATAAGAACAATTTATTAATTGAATTTCTTTTGAAAATAATCACTCCGTCTCGGTCATCGAACAATCCCGTTATCTCATCATTATCATCTTGGAATATTTGTCTTTTATCTTCGTCTCTTATCGTAGATGGACTTGAGATTTCACTAAAACAAATCGCTGAAGGATATGAATTAATATCTGCCGAAGGGTCAACCCAAGTTTCTACCCCATTAGCTAACCCAGTATCAACAAAAGTCCCATTTGTGAACGTTACCGTCCCGGATTTATGGTTGCCATTGCTTAAATCAAGAGTAGCTATTAAATAATAACTACCAGCCCCTCCCGTCCTGCGATAAACCTTCAAAGAGGGGTATTCTTTTAGTATCTCGTTATCTAAAATGCCTATGCCTCTTATTATGAGAACGTGGTCATCTATCCCTGTCCCTGCGCTTGTTGCAGCCCCCACTTGATGGTAATATTTACTTAACCGTCCGTACTTATCAATATAATGTATCCTATAATCATATTGTGTGGAATCTTGTAATGTCCCCGTTAGTGTTGTATTATCTTCTATGTCCGCAATCTCATAACCAGCATCCCCAGCAGCATAAGTTCCGCCAGTCCCGATACTTGGAGTTGTTGGCGTTCCATCTACATAAGAAGAAGGTGGGGAAATAAAATTCAGACTTTTTTGCGAGAAATCCCCAAAGAATAATCTTTCGTTAGAATAGGTAATGTGTTTTGCTCTCGTTGGCATATTCAGATAAATTGCTATTTCAGTCCCTAAGCCATCGTCTGCTATATCATCTTCCCATTCGCTTTGGTATTCTGTTCCGCCTGCGTCGTTATCTAATATTGTAGCTAAGTAATATACTTCCCCCGTTTTATACCCAGATACACCCGGAACGTCATTACTCCCTTTGGTTCTAAATATCATTCTTGATGTTATTCTTGAGTCGCCGATATAAGGCAACTCAGTAAAGCATATTCTCGTAGATGCCATGTCATTATCTGTTGTTAAAATTCTATTTGTATCATAAAAATGCGTAAATGGTCTTGAAGGTGGACTTAATTGACCATCTTCTGTCAGCCCTACAATCACCCACTTATATTGCGTGTTCTGTGTTAAATTGCCACCGTTGTCGTGAAAGCTCTGTATCGCTGCTATCTGTGATGGTGAAGCTGTTGCTAATTCCAGATTGCCCCAATCACTAAAATTATTTAGTGAATATTTAGGGTCGTCATCTGTATCAAATACTAAAATATACCAGTCAGCGAAAGGAACTATCCTGAATTTCTGTCCACTTGTTAAGCCTGTTATCCAATCAGACCAACTATTCGCCGATGGGTCGTATATTTTTACTGCTGTCCCTACTGAAGCGATAATTAACTGCTGTCCTGCTGAACTTTTTACATCTGATAGTTTAGCAATATCTGCCCCTGCACTTACTCCTGCATCGTATCTTGAAAAATGTCCCCTCTTAACAGGTTTGCCAATTTTATAATCTAATACTGCATCTGTTAAAACAGCTAATTCATCCTGCCCGATTAAATCAGGTGCGAATTTATCATTTACTCTACGTATTTTATCTAAGATTATTTCGTTCAATCCCAAACCTCGATTATAACTTCTGCTTCGCCCCATCCGCTTGCAGGACTTGGGGTTATTGTTATCGTATCAGCCCCCGTTAATGTCCAACTGAATGCTTGATTACAGGTAACGTGAAGCCAATTAGTAAATTCACTTGCGGAACTTGTTATAACTATGCTTGATACGCTATTAACTACTGTTGGATTAGCGTCCCATCCCGTTTCTGATTCTATTGTATAATCCCCTGTATCGGCTATTCTTATTCTCGATCTTTTATCTGCTGTATCCGTTGGGACTGTTGATGTAGATGAATTTGCGTTAATGCCCGTTGTTAATAGTTTAACGTCGTTTTCTACTCCGCCGAATTGATAACTGAATCCATCATCAAATGAAGCTACTCTTGAACTTCTTAAACTTCGGATTTCTTTTTCATATAACTGGTAGTAATCGGGTATAACTTGGGATAACATATAATAAAGTATCGCCATATCATATCTATCAGGTAATAGAAGTTTCCCCGAGAATACAGTCCCGTTAAATGTTCCCCAATCCTGTGAACTTGATACCGAAGGTTGATAGTATCTAAAATCAGGATAATAAAATAAAGTCAATGTTCCCGATGTCAGTGGTGTTAAAATCTGCTGTGTGTTCCCCTGTTGGTAGATCGCATACCAATATCCTGAATTTCCCTGTGCGATTTGTTCTCTTATGAACCTTGCGGATTTTTCGTCCAAAAGATTCTGACCAACGTATGCGTGTTTATGTAATCCAAAATTACTCGGCAATGAATGAACATTTGATGATGTAGAAAGTGCAATATCAACTGAACTCTCTACTACTAAAAGTCTTCTTTGAATATCCTGTTGTGCCTGTGATATAAAAGACCCAAGTAGTTTCTCCGGTATTTCGATTTGTTTTAAATCTCTTACTTGAGATTGGATTTTATATTGAGCTACAAACAGGTCTCTAATTTCAGATATTAACATTATTGTAAACTCACTGTATTAGGTTCTTGAACCTTCATTATTTGTAATGACTGTAAAGCCTTCGCTAAGTCATTATCTAATTCAGCCATCGCTGCTTGCTTATCTGCTAACTTCCCTTTTCTGTCTTCTACTCTCAACTCAACTAATCTTGTAACGAAATAAGCAAATGCTTCGGGCAAGTCTAATGTTCCTGCGTCTGAAGCCATATCGGTGGTTTCTTTATAGTAAAATGCCGTCGCTGTATCTATTGTAGATGGGGATATATAGATTTTATCATCTAAAATAGTACATAAGGGCTGATAATTCGTCGGGGCTAAAAATGTATTTCTTATGTGTTCTAAAAAAACTCTATTAGATACGGGATAGGCTAAGCCTCTATCGGTTGCTCCCCCTGCTGCTACTGAACAGTCAACCGAGATTAACCAATTCGGCACTCCCATTCTATTAGGTACGTCAGTAGATAATGGCGATGTCTTTATACTTTTATCTCCTAATGTCCCAGATGAAAGAGTTAGTGAATCAGAACCCACAAACTCGGTATATCCTAAATAAAAAAGTTTTAATTGTATATCTCTTTGTGCATCATTTATCCAACGATTTAAAAGAGCATTTGTAAAATTCGGGTCTTCTTTAATCCCTGTATTGGCTTTTATTAAGTCACGGAGTTGTAAGAGTGTACTCGCCATTTTATAAACCTGTCATAAGTTTAAGTTGTTCTAAAAATAAATTATACTGTATTTGCGCTTCTTCAACCCTTTGGTCTTTATATAGCATTCTTGAGGTGGCAAAATGAACTATCGCATTATGTGTGTTCACTGGAAGTTCAGCATTAACTCCTGACGCAATATCTATTGGCTTATCAAGGTAATCAATATCGTATGCTCCTGTCGTGCTATAAACGGGTCTAAAAATTATTGAGGGTAATCCACCGCCAGCATCTACGGCAATCCAGACTACGGGGTCTGTTGATGTTGCCACCAAATAGGTGTTGTTTTCCATAAAATGAGCTTCTGATGGGGTTATAATTCTACAAGGGATTTTACCTCCGGAATTATCGTGATCCCACTTTGCAGCGATTAACTCTAAAAACCCCACTGGTAAGGCGACTGCGCTTGCAGCCCCAAAACTATTTAATTTTACCGAAATTGAAGCAAGCTCAAGCGGTAATAACGTCTCTGGGTCTATTTGCCTTTTAGCTCTATAAACGGAAAGTAATTTATTTATTACCTCATTCTGCCCGTCTGCTAATGCTGCGTAGATTTCATTGTCAGTCCAGAAACTTGCACTTGATTCATCTAAAATCGTACGAACAGCAGCAAGCATTACAGTACTTGTCATAACTCCTCTTAAAAGTGGGGCATTTCTGCCCCGTTAGATTATATACTTACGCCTTCTTTATCGAGCTTCTGCACGATAGTAAAGGTGTGTGTGGTAGCTGCTAAAGTTGAACCTCCGTCAAGATTAAAAGCATAGTAAGGGGCTACTGGCACTTTTATCTTTAGTCCTGTTGCTATTGCTCCTACTGTAACTACGTCTGCTACTGCTAAATCTGGATCCATCTGCCAAGAATAAGAAATCGTGTTTACCGCTAATACAACGTCATCCATTATTTGCTTGTAGTTTGAACCCGTTCCCGTTGCGACTACGCTTGCACCATCTCCTGAAAGCGCAAACGAATCTGAATAACCTACCCACAAGTCTAAAGGCAACGCCTGTCCATCAGGCGTGGCTGCTGCCGAATAGAAAAGTGTCCAAGGCTTTGTCGGGTCGAGATTTGCAGGTGTCTTTTTGGTATAAGCGTCATTCTCGGCAGTAGTAGAAATAACCGTACAAGTTGCTCTATATACTCCGTTGACGAAACGCTCAGTCCAATTACTCTGAGTTAAAGCCATTTTAAAATTTTCCTTAATTATTAATTATTTGTTCTAATTCGTGCATTTCCTGAACTTCTTTTTCGTCGGCATCTTTTCTTACCGTGCCGTCTTTTTTAAGAAGTCTTGCTCTTAATTCACCTAATCTTAAAAGTTTAGTGTCTCTATCTAAGACTGGTTGGGTAGCTGCACTTCTGATACCCTGAATTAAGTTTTTTTGAGATTTTACGACTCCCTTTTCGTGAATCTTTTTCCCGAACATAGGGTGTTTCCGTAGCTTCCCTGCTAATACGTCATCGGGAGTTGTAAAGAAACCATTGTCAAATCTTGCAATAGTCCCTTCGTTGTCCCTTGCAACGTATCTCCTGTATGGGCTAAAAAACGTGTACATATTTCTCCTTAACTAAGAGGGCATATCGCCCTCAGTTTATGCAACTGGCTGATAGAGATAGCCCGCTGTTTCCTGATTCGGAAATTCAAGCCCAATATCTGCCAATAATTTAGTTTCTGTTCTGTCTGCGCCGGGTGTTTCAACGTTGGCTTCAATTCTGAACTTTCTTGAACCTTTTTTATCGTTAGCCATATGCCTTCCGATAAGATTCTTTTGTTCTACTGTGATACCTGCGTTTGTGAATTTACCGTCGAACAACGGATGTCTTACAATATCAACGTCACCCATTCCGTGAATGTAAGTGTGGAATCTTACTCCGTATGCTGTCTTTTGAACAGGCGGGAAGTTTCCTAACTTATCTTTTACGATTTTCTGAATGTCGTTGAATTGTGCGTTACCGCAATAATGCGTTCTCATATCTGAACCTTTAGCAAGTACCGCTGTCAGGTAATCGTCCCATACTTCTTCAGTAAGAGTTCCTGCATAGTCCTGTGCGTTTGTGGTAATGAATCCTAAAAGACCTTTACCATAGGTTCTTTGAATTGAATTTGTGGTTACGACTCCGGTTGAAAGAGAATAGATGAAGTTTCTTTCATACTGCAACTTCATTTCTTTCATCTTCTTGGCTACCTGTTCGTCGTGAGTTGTACCGTCAGTCCAAGAATCTCCTGCCTGCTGTCTTCCAGTACTCTTTACTGATTCGTTAAAGATTGTCAGACGGTTATATACATTGATTTCCTGAGTGGAAAGTGAAAGTGGAACGCCTGAATTTTCATCAAACATTGAACCGATAACTTTAATGTAACTTCCAACCGCAGCAGCAGCCCAAGCTGTCGGTGCTGTTGTTCCGTCCGGGTGTGCTAATGTAGCTGAAGTTCCAACCGTCTGAGCTGAAACGTATAACATTTCATCGTAGTACTCTACATATACTAAGTCGCCCAATTTCAACATTGTAATATCTGCGTCAGCAGCAGTTACTACCAATGTATCGGGGCTTGAGCCTGCTAAAGCAAGCGTACTTAAAATTGTAGTCTGGTGCGGGAATAATTCGTCTTCAAACCAATCAAATTTGCCCGCTTGATTTCTAACTGGTTTGCTTGTTTTGCCCGAAAAAAACATATACTGTAATATCGGGGTCTGGTAAGGTTCAAGTACTCTTAATACGGTATCTATATCTGGCTTTTGATTGGCTGCCAGCATAGCACCGGATGAACGGACTACTTGAAGATTTCCGGTATAAGCCATTTTTAACTCCTAAATTTGCCCTTCTTCGGCATATTTTAAAATATTCATTAACATTTGATCTTCAGGAGTTGTTGTAACATTTCTTTGAACTGCTTGAACTTGCGAAGATTCCTTTTTAGTCTGACGGGCTTTTTTGAAAGCCTCTTTTGTTTGCTTAAAGGTTTCTTCTTTCGCCTTCTTTTCTATTTGAAGTTCGTTTTGTTCGGCTTTGGATAAAAGATTGTAAAAACTAATTAACTCATCTACCATCAAATCGGGGTCTTCCTGATACATCTTTTTGATTTCAGGTTTTAAATTCCCCGTAGCATCGAATAATCTTCTTGAGTTAAATTTAGCCCACTCGTCAGCTATTTTTTCTACATCAGCGTCGGGTAGTCTTTTCTTAACCTCTGCTAATGGGTTTATAACTGGTTCGGGTTCTACTTTAACCTGAGACTTAATCAGTTCGTCTCTTTTTTTAAGCCACTTATCGAACTCAGCACGATTTTCAATCGGGTCTGGCGGTTCGCCTAATTCATTCAGAGATGTCTTTGACAACTTCCCTTCGAGTTCTTTATTCTTCTGAATAGTTTCGTGGAGTTTCCTGACTAACTTATCGTATGAAGGTGCTAATTCTTTAATTGGCTTGCCTCTATACATTTTTAATGTCGGGAATTGCTCGATGATTTCATCAGAGATAATGTCTGGCTTAACTTCCTCCTGAGTTTCCTCTTGGGTTTCTGTTTCAGCCTCAGGCTCTTCAGCTTCCTTCGTTTCTGTTGAGTCTGGATTTAACAGGTTTCTCACCTGTTCTACTTGTTCGTCCTCAGATAATTCGACTGTCTCCTCCTCCTTGGTCTCCTCGACTGGGGATTCAACTTGGTCTTGCTCTTTGGTTTTCATTGTTTTTCCTGTTTTGTGAAAGGATTGCAGTCTGTGATTGCAGTTGACTTGTTAAGCCATCCTGAAGCACTTGGGCTGCTTTAATATCTTGTTCACGTTTGGCGGTCTCCGCCTCTTGTTGTAATCTTCCTTGTATTTCCTGAACTATTTGTCTTCTATCTTGAGGACTAAATTCAGGGTTGTATTCTATTAATTTCATTATGAATGTCGGACTCTGTTGTAAGTACGGAAGTCTTGAAGCTGCCTCTATCATACCAAAGAATTTAGCGTCTCTTTCTGTTTCCGTTAAGGCTGCTTCTGTAATTGTTAATTCAAAGTCTGCATCTTTTAAAAATGGGATACCTTTATTCATCGTTACATACCCAGAGTCGGGACTTATTTGTGAAGGTGTGTAATACTGTCCTAACGCTTGAATCATCTCAGGAGTTAGTTCAGCACCTTGAACTTTAATCTGTCTTTCAAATGTGTCGTAGGTCTGGATGAGATATAAAGCAATCTCCCCTAATGCTTTTTTCCATCTCGTTAGATTGTCTAACATTAAGGCTGCTACTAAAGTCCCCTGTTGTTTCTTTAGGTTAATCGCTTTGCCGGATTCTCCTGAACCCTCTGAAAGTCCCTGAAAACTTCTTCCGCCTGCGAAGTCTTCGATAAATTGCTGCATAATCGTAGCAACTTGTATCCACTGAGGATTGATTCCTTTGGATTGAACTGCTCTTAAAATTTCTTCATTGGAATTGGTTCTTATTACTCCGCCTGTCTGTTGGGCTTTCCTTGAAGCACTTTCGGGTGTTTCGTTTTCAGCTAAAGCATTCACATTTAATTGATATACATTTTTAATATCCGTTCCGAATGTATAGTCAATCTGAGAAAAGAGTCTGTCCATAAACATCTGAGGACTTTTCAGCATATCCATAAACGACCAGAAGTCGTCTTCAAAGTGGAAGCATTTAAATATCTTTATCGGTGCTGATGGTAAATCGGTTTCTTCGTATTCCAAAATCCTTGAGTCTGCGAATACATATTTATCTACGGCTTCTTCATCTTTGTCTTCAATCGAGCCTTCCATATCTAAACCATTAGCTAAGTAAACTGCATTAAGTTCTCTTAGTTTTCTCTCGGCTTCTTTTTTGTCTTTATATTTTCCTACTATCTGATTTTCCAAGCCTAAGAGTTTCATCGTATCCGGGAAGATGACGTGGTAATAAGTTCTTATTACTTTTTGATAGTGAGTGAATTTATAAAGTATGTCGAACTCAGCCTTACCATCGGGATTTTTTGAAATGTAATAAGACTCACTGGGTCTTCCGAAATTACCTTCATTCTCAGCGATTTCATTTATTATGTCTCCGTATTCATTGGCTAATTGATAACGGTACATAGCCTCTCTCTTAGCGATGAATAATCCGTCTTCCCAAGGGTCAAAAGCGATTGAATTAATATCCCAGACTACATCTCTGTAAGAAAGTTTCTTTAGTAAAATTCTTGGTTCTAATTTTGAATAATCTACATAGGCTTCTGCTGCACCGTATTTAATCGCCAAGCCTGAATCGAATACTTCTGATTCTAAAAATTTAAAGTTGGAATTTCTTTCTACGTCCCTTAAAGCTAAAGTTCCAAAGATTGCTTTATACTCATCATTGGGGTCAACTCTTGATTCAACTCTGAATTGTGTACGTGCTTGTTTCTGAGTACTCTTAATGATGTTTAATTTCGTAGCCATAGCAGCCATTGAATAAGGCTGTCTATCCTGACTTCTGATTTTCTGCTCTTGAGATTCGTCCCAGTGTTTACCTTTTTGGAATCTTTCGTTCTCTACGCCTGATTCCCATTTCTCGGTAAAGTACTGTATGCCTTGGTCGTGCAAGTATTCTAAATCAGTTGCACTTAAAGGTGTATTTAAAACTTCTGTTTTTCTTTTTTTAGGTTCTTTAGGCATTTAATCCTCAAAAAGTAGCGTAATCAATTTCATACGCCTGTTCTTCAAAAAATGGTCTCGCTACGGGTTCTTTCTTGGGTACGATATTAAAATTAGGCATCCATAAAGCACATCTTACCATTAAAGCTCCCCCCATTACTCTATCGTCGTAACTCTTAACTGATTTGTCTTCGTCCTTGCCCTGTGCCTGCATCTGTCCTCTTTCGTTCCTGACGAATATCATACACTCGCTCCAAAATTCTTTTTCATCGGAGAAGAAAATTCCTTCCCGTATCCATTCATTTAAATCATTTATGACTTCGGATTTCGATTTTGATGTCGTAGTGAATCCTAAACTTCCTGAGTCCGATGGATAACCCTTATCAAAGGTTTGATTGTGATAAAGATTGACTCCTAATTTGTATGAACTCTTTATCGTCGTGAATCCGTGATTATTTTTCTCTATCGCAAAGAAGATTTTTTTCTTTAAAAATGTTTGTATCTTGTGAATTTCATCAGCTAATAAATCAGGGTCTATGTGTCCGTGCCATACTAAAGCAACATCGGAGTCTTTTCTATCTAAGACTTTTACATAAGAATAATCCCCTTGAGCTAAACCTTCGGCTACGTCAACTCCTGCTGCGTATCTATACATTTCTTCGTCTTTAACGTCAATGTTTTTATAAAGTCTTACGTATCCTCTTGGGTTTTCTCTGAAAACGACTTCCTTACCTACCCATTCTAAGTTTCCTCTTTTTAATTCACCCTTTGCGAGTTCGTAATTCCTTGCACATATTTTCTGATCGAACACAGGGTTACCGCTTGATACAAATGCTTCAACGTCATTGCAGGGATATTCCTGCTGCATTTTTAATTTATCGCCACCGCAGTAATTGATTAATTGGTACCTGTACCAATTCGCCTGTTCTAAGGAAAGGTTATAAAGTTTAATTCTTTCTCTTTCTTCATCTGAAAGTGAAGTCTCAAAAGTTTTCTTTTCTTCTTCGTTAATGAAGTCTCTTTTGTATTCGTCTAATTCAAACCAAGCCAAGAAAATAGGCGTGAAATCTGATTCGCCTTTTTTAGCAGCCTGCCATCTGTCGTAAAAATCTCCGCCTACTCCGTTGGCTGTACTCTCTAAGACTATCATTGAGTCTTTGAAAGCACCTATCGTTTGAAGTAAAGCGACTAAAGTTTCTTTTGCATTTCTCCAAAAGGCAACTTCGGTTAGAATTAAATCCTGATAGTTGTCTGAACGACCTACACTCTCTCCGCCTTCTGCTGTCGAGACTTTCATTTCGGATTCTAAAATCGAAAAGGCTAATTTCTTTTCATTCGATGCTTGGAGTTCCGGTTGTAAAGCAGGTTCTAAATACTGATAGAATCTTTTTATCATATCGAAAAGATTATTCGATGCGTCTTTGACGTGACCTACAACTGCGGTCTTCCAGAACTTCCTTGTCATATTTCTCCAAAAGCCTCTGCCTGAGAAATAAGTCGAAATTCCCTCTTGACGGGCTTTAAGAACTATAAACCACTGCTTCTTGCCTGCGCTTATAGTATCGTTGACGATTTTATCTACCTTCCTCTGGGCGTTGTTAAACTTAAACGGAATTATTTTCCCGTCTTTAGTTTTTATCCTTAGATATTTCTCGGCGAAGTTCGGATAAATCCTAATGTATTCATTGAACCATTTTCGTTCTTGTTCGGTCATTTACCACTTAGTTTTTAGAACTGTTCCTGCGTTCCAAGTCTGAGGTCTTTTTACTCCGCCCTTGTTTTTACCCTTTATTACTTTGGGTCTAACGTCAATTATGTGAACCTTCTCCGTAGGAGGTTGTTTAGTCCACATTGGTAATGCTCTTTTTGCTTTTGGCATAATCTTAGTTTAATATGAATAAATATCCGTGAAAAATTAAAACGTCTGCGACTCCCGCTTCACAGGCTAAAGTCCAGATAGTCCAGTCACAGCCTAATTCGTTCATCTATTAAAGGCTCTTATGTATTTATATAATCTGTAACCCGCTTCGTCTCTTGTTTTGCAAATAGGGGTTTTGAGTTCCACGTCTTTGCCTCGATGTTGTTTATAACCCAGTCCTTGCCAGCCTTTTTCATCTTCGTGAAACGTGACTATGAAACCCTCCTGCATACCCATTATGTACTGATTGTCGGTTTCCTCAGCCGAGACTGTACCTTCGGATTCAGCCCTGTCAATTAATCTTGCGACTAATTCAACGTCGGGGTCTTTATGTTGCTCTCTTTTAAATTTAATTAACGTCAAGGCGGATGAATCCACAGGCTAAAAACAAGATAAAAAGTATTTTTTTCAATTTTGTCCTCTTTCTCTTATTATTTTAATGTTTTTTAATACGCATTCACAGGGTTTGTATTGATTTAAATTCATCAACCAGTATTCTTTTCCTGTTCCTAAACAATACTTACACTTAGGATTGGCATAATGCTTAATTACCTTAAAATCTTCCTCTTGCTGTTCTCTTGTTTTCTCCATCAGGGGTGTTTTCCCGTGTTTTTAGACACTTTTGTTTGATTATCGCTTAAAAACGCACCCAAATCTTGATACTTTTCATCAACCCACGCCTTATGCTTCCTTAACCCCGTTAAATCGTTCCAATTTTCAATCTTTTTCTCTCCGCAAAAGTGTTTTATCGGTGTTTTTTCTTCAAAATCGCTATTTCGCATACATCTACACACGTACTCTAACTCCTATCTCTATGCCTTTCTTCTTTAACTTAGCCCACCAGCTTAATCCAGAATCAATTTTAACGGCATTTTTAGGCATCTTCTCCGTAATCTTAGGTAATTTGTCGTATTTATTTTCTAAGGGCTTAAAACGCATTTATATGCTTCTAAAAGAAGATGCTGTTTGTGTGTGAAATCACGCTAAAGCCAGTCCTGCCGAAAGAACCTGCCCTCCTCCGGCATACCCCCGCCACTCTTTTTTCTGTCAATTCCTTCATTTGCTTCATAACTTCATTACGTGCGTTTTAAGACACTTTCTTTTCATAGTGGTGAATTATACTAAGTAAGTTAGTTAGTGCCTGTATAAGGGCTGTATTAGCGTTTAACGAGATATTGTCTAAGTTACTCTCCTTAATAGTTTGAATCAATCTTTGTTCTGTCTGTGTCTTCAGGTCTTCCATTATTCCTTATCTTCTTTTATTTCAATCACTTCGGCTTCTTGTATGCTTTCCTGAATGATATCCTCGATTTTCTTGGTTGTTATCGTTACTTCTGAACTTTTCTTTTTCGGGATGATGTATTCTACTATTTTGAGGGCTGTGTCCAGTTTTGTTTTCTTATCTTCAGATTCCAGCCCTTCTTCATCAATTATCTTAATTACTTTCTGTTTTGCATCCATTATATCATTATAGTTATTTAGCTTTAATGCATACAATTGTCTTTTTTCAATCTCATTCAATTGTTTTTTAGTCAGTATCTTTTCTTTTTTACTGTTATTCTGGTGGTATGTTATTAAGCTGTAATTATTAGGCATTTTGTTGAATATAACATTTAATTATTACTTGTCAACTTTTTTGGTTTTATAGTCGGGATTCCTATAATCTCTAAGTTCCTTCCGGTTTCTCTTTTTTCTTGCTTTATCGGGTCTCTTTCTGGTCTGACGTGGATTCTATTTCTCTTTATAAAGTTGTGACAATCGTATTGTTTCGCTATTTCGATCACCTCTGTATAACTGAATAGGCTTGCCATTTACAGGGCTGTAATAAGCAATATTAAAGCTATATCGAATATCAAGAGTGCTTTTAATATTGTTTTTACTTTTATGGTTATCATCTGAGCTTAAATTATTCCAATGCTTATTACTAATTTACCGATAAATATATTAAGATGCAAATATTATCTTTTATTCACGGCACAGTCTTTGATGTGCTATATTATAATACAATGCAATAAAAAAGTATAATTATTTGATGAAAGGTATTGACAAATGAAAAATATATATTATATTAGTGGTAGCAATTAAAATAATTTATTAACAATAAATAGAGGTAAAAAATGAGAACATTTTATTTTAATACTGGCGTAAGACCTGAAAACAATCCGAATCTATTCGGGAATCAAGTTTGGAGGGGTGGAACAAAGCAAATTCCATTCACCTGTGATATTGATGAATCTTCGAGGGTAAAGTTTTTATTCGCCTGTGATAATCCCAACTTAGGAGAATCTAAAAGCGAAAATGTAATTGTTAAAGAAATTCAAGAGCCAAACGGGCTTCTGAGCAAATACGCTTATTTCTTAGTTTTAGAATAGGTGCATCAATGGAAATCTTTGCAATATTTTTAATTCTTTCGGTCACTGGTCTATTGTGGAAATTAATTAATAATTATTTATAGGAGTAATAGAAATGAGACATTACAGAAGTAATTACCATTCACGTGATCCATACTGGTTAACTGCCAAATTTGGGAACTGTAAAGAGTGTAAAGAGAGCTTAACAGGCAAGCAAGCATTTTTCTATCCATTAACTAAAGACATTTTCTGTGAGAAGTGTGGACAAAAACATAGTGCAGATTTCAATAATGCTAAATTTGATGAGTGCGTTTATAACAATAGTTTCTAACTTCCAGCCCTTGTAAGCATAGGCTTAATTGACTTCATTAGTCACAAGGGCACTAATAACTTAATTAACATTTAATCAATAATATATAAGAGGTGATAAAATGAAACAGATTAAACAATTCAAACACGATGATAGATTTTTATCTATTTCCGTTTATAAGTTTCCTCTTGGAAATTGCGGCGGGATTACTGATAAGGTAAAAACTATTTATATCCCAACTGATAAGGGAAATTATAAGTTT